GCCCTTGTGCGGGCTCGGCACGAACGGCACCGCCCGCCCGCCACGATGCGCGCGGTGCGCGAGGATTTCGATGGTCATGAATTCGCTTCTACCTCCAGGCCTTGCTCGGCATGGCGCTATCGCTCAGCTCGTCTCTTTGATGAGGCCGTAGGCAACCACGCGCCCCCCTTCGATATTCACCCCAGCGCACGCTACTCGGACACGATCCGGGGGCGTACTGGCGCTGCCAACCGCTGGAGAAGACGGCAAAATGGCTTCTGTCGAAGAAATTCTCCTAGCCGCGGCACCGTACATCACGTGATTCGCCTGTGCCGCTCCTCCGATCGCAATATCGGCCCATCCTGTATAAACGCGTGGTGCGGGATTGGCGAGATCGCCGGGGTTAAAACTGAGCGTTGCAATGGCCCCAGACGAATGACGCAGAGAGATATCCAACTGTTTCGCAGAAGCCGAGCCGGAAGACACCGACCGAACGTCAAGGAAAAGCACGCGGATGTTCGCATATCGTCCAGCCTGGAATGTAAACTCGACCATTGCGGTGGCACCGGAAATATCACCGCTATCCCCGATCTGCTCCCACCAGGAGGCTCCGCCCGACGCGCGCGCCAGCAGCTCCCGCGCGGTCGGATGCACGAGGCGCATCTGGTTGTTGTCGCCGTCATAGACGAGCTCCGTCCCCTCGCCGGCAACAAGGTCGCCCGCCTGCAGCTGCTGGCCGTCGTAGCTGACGACGTCGACCTGGCCGCGCTGGTCAATGTCGATCGTGACCGGGCCAGTGTTGTTGGCCGCCGGAATGAGCCAGAACCGCTGGCCGTGGATGTAGGAGCTGACGAGCGGTGGATCGCACTCCGCCGTGATGGCATCCGCCGAGCCGCCGATGTTGACGAGCATGTTCGGCACCAGCTCCCAGATGCGCTGCACCTCGGCGGCGACCTTGTTGGCAAACTCCCCGCCGCTTGGCCCCGGCGGTCCAACCGTGTCGGTGTTGGGAATCGTGCGATCTGGATTCGGCAGCGCCATAATTAACCCCCAGGAAGCAATGCGGCGATCTCGTCGGCCGTCAGGCCCAGCGCCGCGAGCTTTTCAATCGCCGACTGCCGAGCTTGTGCACGAGCCTCAGCCTCGGCTTCGCGCCGCCTGGCCTCCTCCTCGGCCGCTTGCCGCTCCGCTTTCTCTTCCGGCGTCAGCACGACTAGCTGGCGCCGTCCTTCCGGCGTGATCTGCAATTTCACGGGCTCATCCTTGAGCACCTTCGAGCGCCGTGATTTCGGAACTGGCTTCAACGAGCCGTCCGCCTGCGGCTCATAGAGCGGCAAGTCTTGCGTTTTCATCGTCCCCTCACAAGCCTGAGAAGATCCCCGGCGCTTCGTCGACCGCCTCGATGCGCGCGAAATGATCGCGCCGCGGCACGATGCCGGTGATGATCACCCGTCGCGTCTCACGCTGGCGCGGCCCGACCGCCGCCAGGCACGTGCGCTCGAAGCCCACCGGCAGCGGCACGTCGCCGTCGATCGTCAGCGTGTCGCCGTTGATCGATGCCACCGGCAGCACGACAATCGAGTTATCTTTCAACCGTACCTGCAGGCCGATCTCCGGCGGCGCAAGAGCGAAGATGTCGGAACAGAGAAAAAGGTCCGGGATCTCGAAGAACCCACTCGGGCTGCCCATCCAGTCGGGCACATCCTCGACCTCGGTGTTGAGCAGCACCGTGCGCAGATACGTCTCCTCTGGCGAGCCGCCTACCTCCGTCGTGAACGCCCGCACCCGCCCCGTGGCCCACGTGTAGAGCAGCGTGTCGTGTGCCAGACCGACGAGATCGCCCTTGATGGCAACCAGCTGCTCCTGATGGCATTCCCAGGAGTAGCGCGTGGCCCTCAACCGCATGCGGCGCAGGTCCATTTTCGCCCGCCGTTTTACCTGCGCCTCGTGCGCGTAGCCGTCATACGGCACCGCTTCCACGAGCATGTCGCTGGTGGCGGTCGAGACCCCGTCATCGAAGATCGGCTGCGTGAGCTCGCGCGTCGCATAGTCGAGCGCCGCGTCGGTGAATTGCGGGATGATCCCCCGCGCCTGGTCGAGGAACTTCCGCTGCATGACGAGCGGGCTCGTCATGTTGTGCGGCCCGAACATGTGCTGCACGGCCTCATTCGACCGGTCACGGTCGATCACCACGCCCCATTTGTCCGACTCGCGAATGATGGCATCGCCAGTGTTCGCCGCCAGAGCTGCCGCTTGCTCGACCGATCCCTCCGTGATCACCGCATGACAGGAGAGCCCCTTCTGCTCGCAATACTCGTAGAACTCCTCGAGGTTGCCAGCGAGCGCCGGATCGCTCGGCCGCTTGTTGAGCCAGCCCGTGCGCACCCAGCGCACCAACGCAGCCGGATTGGACGACGGAGCCACCGTGTCCCAATCATTGCCGTCCCAGATGGGCACATACGGCGTGAATTCGGCGCTGATCGCATTGATGCGGATGTTCTTCGCCTTGACGGCGATCAGCGCAAGACCCGGCTGAGCAATGGGATGCCGGCGCCGGAATGTGGCGTAGGACTCCAGCACGACCACGGAGGAGCGGTCGGCCTGACTCGGAATGGTCCAGTCAGGCGGCCCGGCCGTGCGGTAGGTGAACAGGCCGCCGATGTAACTCGAGGCCGAGAATTGGTTGCTGTCGGCGTCCTGCACGAAGCTACGCTGAATCCGGACGTCATATTCGCCCGGCGGCCATTCATCCCGGTCGAGATATACGAGCACATCATTGCGGCCGGCGTAAATGTGTGCCGAGGCCGTGTCGATCGGGTTCGGATCGTTGTTGAAGTAAGGATCGGCCGTCCATTCCGGGTTCTGTGCGTAGAACCGAAGAAACACCGGCTGCTGGCCAGAGATCGAGGCGACAAGATCGAGCTCACTGACACCGCCGAAGAACAGCGTGATGGCCTGCCTGAACGGCGCCCGCGCCGACGTCTCGAGGTGCATTTCCGGCAGATTGCGCCAGTTGGCATCCCCGGCGCGGCGCAGCTGCACCCGGAAGGCAATAAGCTGAGCCGTGTTGGCATCGAAGCGGGCCAAGCCCTGCGGAAAGCTCAGCACCATCCGGAACTTGTCGGGATGCGACAACGTCCGCATCGTATATGGGCTGGGATAGCTCTCGGTGTGCGGATCGATGAGCGTCTGTTGATCCGGCTGCAACCGGTGACGGCCGAGCTCGAGGTTTATGTTCTCCTCGAAAACGCATTCCTTGATCAGCGAGATCTGCGGGTCGTCCGGCCAGCCCTCCCGCGTCTCGATCTGCAGATCCTCGGCCGGGAAATCGCCGACATCCGCCTCGTTGATCTTGATGTTCTCGATTTTCGCCGGGCCGCAGACACCGCAAATGAGGTGCACGAACTGGTCGGTGTTCTCGATCGTCGTGAAGGGGCGGGCCAGCAGTGGGGGCGAAATCCGGATCTTGCCCAGTGGCGCCGGCACCTGGGCATAAGGCGTGATCGTGTTCTGCGTGATCCCGGCAACGCCGAGAGATTGTGCGGCGCTCTCGACATCAGCCGCAGCGGCAGACCCCGCGACTGGCCGACGTGCCAGCATGCCCAGCGCCGCCGAGCCCGCCACAGCCACGGCTGCCGCGGCGACGTTAGCGCCGACGCTGCCGGCGGCAAACGTGGGACCGAGGAATGCAAGGCCGCCGCCCCCAACCCACGCCGTCAGCGCAATGAGTGCGATGGCCGCCACGGTGGCGAAGATATTCTTTCCCTTCCCGCCACTCGGAATGCAGCTCACGAACAGGCATGTGCCCGGCTTCGGCCTGACGAGGTGCCAATAGCGCCGCTCGACGATGTGCCCGGGATCGTGCGGCGCAGCTTTCAGATAAACCGCGCCGTGTGTGGCGAACTCTTCCGGCACCGGCAGCCGCGCCACCACTTCGGCGATCGTGAGGCCGGGCTCAAATGCGCGGACCTCGCCGAGATCCGAGAAGATCGTCCGCCGGTGCTCGACGTAGATCGGGGTCATGCCGCGGCTCTCTCCTCGAGCACCTGGGGCCGGTAGACGCCCTTCACGCGCTTGATGATCCGCGGATCGTCCAGGGCCATGATCTGCGGCCCCGTCACCGGCTCGGTATGCAGCACGCGCCCGTCTCCCAGCGCACAGCCGATATGGACATCACCCCTCACGACCCGATTGCCTGTCCGGATATGACCACTCATCACGACGGCATCGAAGAGACGCGCCACCGGCTTGGCAACAGAGCCGTCACCGACTGCAACCGTGATCCAGCGCCCGGAGGCGATCTCGTCGGCGACATGGCGCACGACGGCCTCCGGATCGGTGCCGTAGCTGACATCACACTCGCCGATGCAGACACCGGCCTCGAGCGCCAGAATGAGCGCATAGAGCCCGAAGCAATCGGCGCCGCGCATCGTCCGGCCGGCATCCTTGAACGGAACGGCCATGTACTTGTCGGCCCAGCGCGTCATTGCCTATGATCCATCCGTGTAGGGAAGGGGGCACCCATGAGAGCTTTCGTCATTCTCGCTTGCTGTCTTGCCGTCGCCGGTTGCGCCACCGAGGCCCGCGACAATCCGCCGAAGGTCACAGTGCTGAGCAAACGGCCACACGCCGACATCGCCGCCTGCGTCGTCTCAGAGCTGAACCGCGAGCTCGGCGGCCCCGCGATCAGCGGCGGCCAGACGCACCGCGTTGAGACCATCATTCCGGGCAAGGTGTGGGAGGTGACGCCTCAGCGCAAAAACCCTTACCACGGAGATATTTACCTCGTGCGCCTGACCAGGGTGCAGAGCGGAACGAAGATCGAGGCCTTTCACCCGCCGTTCGCCACCTGGGCTGTGATCGACACCATCCCGGCCCGGTGCGCGTAGCTTAAGCGAACAGCCCCGGGAACCGCGCCGGCGTGACCCGAATGAACGGCCACGGCTCATCCCAATAGGTGCGTCTCGTGAGCGTGCCCTGGACCGTGAACGCATCCCAGGTCACCTCGAGCAATTCGAACTGGTCCCAGGCACGCTCGACGATGTCCGGGGTTGAGCCGAGCACCAGCTCGATCAGGCATTTCGGTGGCGTCACGAGCGATTGCAGCGTCTGCCCGATGCGGCGGTCCACATTGGCCACCGTGATGACGGCCTTGGGCACTTCGTCGCTGTCGCCGGGCAGCTCGATCTCGAAATGGCTGGCCAGAAACTCATTGCCGCGGCTGACGACCCGCGTTCGATTTCTGACGAACCGGAAAGGCTCTTTCAACGTAT